GGAGAGAGATGCTTTTGGTGGTGAATTGTTAAGTAAAGTGAATGGCGGATTAAATTCAATCAATTCATCTACTGGTGGTAAATTTGCTAATCTTACTAATGCAGCTAGTAAAAGTGTAAGTAGCGCATTAGGTGGGTTGAATGGTGTTACTGGTAAAATTGGTAATTTATTTGGTCAAGCTTCTGTATTTAGCGGCAATTCAGAATCAACCAAAGCTGTGTTAGACACTTCTATTAAAAAGATTACTGGAGGTAGTTTAGGTTTCTTAAAAACCACCACACTTACGACCGATGCTATTGCGTTGTATATGCCCGATACTTTGAATTATACTTATGCACAAGGATATGACCAACTAACTCTAGGTGGTGAAATGGGCGGCCAACTTCTAGCTGCTGGTAAATCTAGTGTTGATGCTTTTAAAGATGGTGGTTTGATGGAAGCTGGTAAATCAATACTAAAAAGTGGAGGATTACTTGCAACACAAAAAGCATTTCAGGCTGGTGGAGAATTAATTGGTAGTGGTCAAACAGCTCAGGCCGCATTTACTGCTGCTACTGGTACAGTTCAAAATCCTATGCTTGAGATGATTTATAAATCACCAAACTTCCGACAATTTCAATTTGATTTTACATTTTATCCAAGAGATGAAAAAGAAGCGCTAGAAGTTCAAAAGATTATTGAAAGGCTTCGTTTTCATCAAGCACCAGAATTAGCAAGCGCACAAGGTTTCTTAATACCTCCATCAGAATTTGATATTAAGTTCTATTATGGTTCTTCACAGAATCCAAACATTCCTGCAATCGCAACATGCGTTCTTACTAACATAGATGTAAATTACGCACCTAATGGTTTTTCAGCTTATGAAGTTCCTGGTGAAAACAATCCCTCATTGGGCAGAACTGGTATGCCGGTGGCAATACAAGTGTTATTACAATTTCAAGAAACAACATACCTTACTAAATCTGATTTTAAAAACTTTCAAGGTAATGGTGTTAATAGAGGTAAAGAAGGAGTATAATATGGCAAAGTTTTTTAATTACTATCCTAAAACATTTTATTCAAGTAATACAAAAACAACGGGTCTTGATTCTGTTACCAATATTATATCAAGGTTTGGATTTGAAAAAGAGTTAAAAAATAACTCATCAGCTTTTTACAAATATTCAGTTAAAGATTCTGATACACCTGAGATTATCGCTTCTAAATTTTATGATAATTCTGAAAGGCATTGGATTGTATTATTGTTTAACGATATTATTGACCCACAATACGATTGGCCTTTAAACAACAATACTCTAATATCTTTTATTGATAACAAATACACAGCCAATGGTGCAGCCAACACTACACCAGTTTCTGGTATTCAATGGGCTAAAAGCACCAACAATACTAAAAATTATTATAAAATTATTACACGAACCGCCTCTGATAGCACAATCATTACAGAAAAATTTCAAGTAGATGCTAACACATATGCAAATGTAGCGGCTTCAACAATATCTTATACTTTAAATAATGGTGCAACCGTGACTGAAAAGATTTCAAAAGAAAAACAAACCTATTATGATTATGAAGTGGAAGAAAATGAAGCTAAGAGAGAAATAAGATTATTAAAAAGTGAATTTGTTCCGGAAGTTGAAAAAGAATTCAAACGAGTTATTAAATTATGAGTGAATTAAGCGTCAAAAAGTCCACGCAGTTTCACATAAATGAATTAACTTTAGTGACAAAAGCTGGACCTATTGATATTCAAAAGATATTTGAAGAATTAAATATTTACGATTCAATGTTTTTGCCTGTCATTTCTGGTAATATTCTCATTCGTGATTCTATTGGACTTTCAGGTAAACTTTTATTTGACGGTTCAGAATCAATATTGATTGATATATCAAAAGATGAGAATTCTGATATTGGTAAATATCGTAAAGCTTTTCGTATCTATAAACAATCTGACCGTAAAAATGAAAATCAAAATAGTGAGACCTTTATTTTGCATTTTGTTTCCGATGAACTTATGTTTTCGGACCAACAAAGAATTAATCAGAATTACGATTTAACATACTCTCAAGTTGTAGAAAAAATATTATTTAATTATTTAAAAGTTCCACAAAATAATATTGGCGGAATATATGAACCTACAAGCGGCATTCGTAGTATCGTAATACCTAATTTAAGACCACTAGATGCTATTGAATGGTGCACCAAAAGAGCTTTAGATAAACAAAATTCACCCAATTATGTTTTCTTTCAGAATCTAGTTGGATATAATTTTGTTTCATTATCAACACTTCTCACACAAGATGATATATTAGATATTAAATTTGAGTCCAAAAACCAATCAGGTAAAAATTCACTACAAGAAATTAGTTCCGCTCGTTATCTTGAAGTGATAGCTCAAAATGACACTATTGAAAAAACACGAGCTGGTGTTAATGCGGGTAAGTTTATGGGTTTTGACCCAATGACACGAACATTTGAAAAAAAGAATATTAGCTATGGTGACCATTTTTTAAATATGAAACACGGTAACGATAATCCAAATATAACAACAATGCAAAATCGTGATGGCCAAAAAAATGTTGAGGCGTTTGATTCTAAAAAAGTAGTGAGTTTATTTGGTACCGCTCGTCAATTAAGTAATTACATTAAACAAGCTGACCCAGCTTCATTAAGTAAAGTTGAAGCACAAGAAAACTTTATATTTCAACGAAAAGCTATATTGACCAATCTTATGGGTAAAAGAGTAAAACTTGTTATGCCTGGTAATTTTCAATTGACATCGGGGTTTAATGTTAATTTAACAGCACCTATTTTTGGTCAAAAAGAAAAAGGTGATACGAATGAAGATAAAAGTTTGAGTGGTAAATATGTCATTGTTGCTTCAAGACACATTATTGGTTTTGATAAACACGAAACAATTATTGAAGTAGCTTCAAGTTCTAACAGCAATGAATTTATACCTGCGGATAATCCACAACAAACAAGGGCTATACTGGAATTCTAATATGCAATATAATGAAGACACAAAAGATTTTGCTGGTAAAAATGGGTTCACTTGGTGGGTAGGTGTTGTTGAAGACCGTCAAGACCCATTAAAACTTGGCCGTTGTCGTGTGAGATGTATGGGTTGGCACGCAGATAATAAAATGCAACTGCCAACTGAAAATCTACCATGGGCTATGCCTAGTCTTCCTGTGAATAATCCACACCCATATGCACCAAAAGAAAGTGATATGGTTTTTGGATTCTTTGTTGATGGTGAAAATGCACAAGAACCTGTTATTGTTGGAGTATTTCCAAGTATTCCATTAAAAGCGGGTAATCCACAAGAAGCGTATTCAGATCCAAGAACAGGTGAGGCTCTTACCTCTGCACCAGTTAAACCAAATGAAACACAAACAGTATATCCAAGAAAACTTGATGAACCAACGACTTCACGCTTGGCAAGAAACGAAAACATAGATGATTCTATCGTATCACAAAAAAAGGCAAAGAAGGCCTCACGGGTAGAACCAGACCCATATTATAATGCCAAATACCCATATAACAATGTATATGAAAGTGAATCAGGACACGCCCTAGAGTTTGATGACACAAAAGACAATGAAAGAATACACTTGTACCATCGGTCAGGTTCGTATGTTGAATATGGACCTGCTGGAGACCGTGCCGAACGTATCCAAAAAGATAAGTTTAGTGTGATTGTTGGTAATGATTCAGTTTATGTTCAAGGCAACGTTAATTTATTCGTGGATAGTAATGTAAATTGGAAGGTTGCCGGTAATCTTAATCTTACCGTGGGCGGAGCCTTTAATGTGAGTGTAGGTAGCAAAACTGAAACTATCAAGGGCGATTCACATATAAGACATAATGGTAACTATCATCGTTGGATTGGTGGTAACTTCTATGAAAGAAGACAATCTGGCAGAACCGACTTCTCATGTCCTGGTGATACAAGAACCGGCGGAACAGATTGCTCGGATGTTAATTCCGCTTCCGAAGTAGAATAAATAGAACATGGCTACAGTAGATATAGATAACGCAAGGTCTTTTAAAGATTTGGATTTGAATTTTACTATTCATCCAGTTAAGAAAGACATCAATACGCATAAGAATGAATATGCGATTACCAATGCGGTTAAAAACTTAATTTTAACTAACCATTATGAACGACCATTTCAACCAGAGATTGGTAGTAATATACGCCGCCTTTTATTTGAAAATGTGGATCCAATAACAGGCGCACAAATTGAAAGAGAAATCACCGAAACGATTGATAACTTTGAACCTCGTGTTCAAACATCTAAAGTGACAGTATCACCAGATCCAGATAACAATGGTTTTAAAGTTGAACTAGAATTTTTTGTGATTAACAATCCAAACCCAATTACGATTAATTTTTTCCTAGAGCGAATAAGATAACATGGCAGACCGTTTAAGAATATCAGAACTTGATTTTGATACAATCAAGACAAACCTAAAAACATTTCTAAATCAACAATCAGAATTTACAGACTATGATTTTGATGGAGCTGGTTTAAACATTCTATT